TGCCGGGAAGGAGCTGCTTTGCACGCGAGAGGTGCGCGTTGAGAATTGCCTCTTTGTGCTCCTTCGTAAACCCGCCGACAGTTGCACGCCTCCACAGCTGGCGTAGTGTTCCAGCGAGTTGCTGATCCTCGCTCAACTTCGTATCGAGTTCGGCCAATGCCTCTTTCACGATGGCCTTACGTGTGAAGCCGTTCAGCTTGTTTTCCGGGTCAGTGATGCCCCGGTCTGCAACCCTCTCCAAACGAGTGTAAGACTCGACGGACAACTCAGTGTTGAAGTTGCCATATCTCTCGTTGAAGTGCCGACTCCGTTCCTCCCTGAGCTGGACCTCCGCAGGATGAGGTCCCGGTGATTGTGTCCTGGGCTCAGGTATCCTTGCTTCGCCGAACACGTGCTTGGCAATGTGTCCAGCGGCATACATCAGATTCTTGTCGTTCAGACGCCTACCGTCGTTGTAGGTCATCCGAATCAGGTCTTCGAGAACGGGCATCGTAGCCCGCACGTAGAGTTCCTTGCTCATCCTCTGTAGGGTGGGCAGGAAGTTGTCCACCAGCATCGGGACCGATTCCGGCGAGTTGTTCGCCAGCTCTCGGAGCACGAGCGATGGGTCGCCCTGAACGAGGCTCGACTCGATGATGTCGAAGTCATCAGCCTTCTTCGCAGCGGTGACGGCTTCTTCAACAGAGGCGAACGTCTCGGAGAACTTCTGCTCCCTGAAGAAAATGTCCTTCAGTCCGGGCACCTTCTTGAAGATTTCCGGGTCGGCCTTCTTTAGCTCTTGATACGTCGGGCGGCCCTCAACAGCAGGCTCGACGCGTGGCTTACCTTTGGCTTCCCCTTCTTCAGCCGGTGTTTCTTCCTCGTCTTCACCCTCGTCATCGACTTCGTCCTCGTCCTCTTCTCCCTCGTCTTCGACTTCGCCGTCTTCGGATTCAGGAGTCTCGTCTGGAGTGTCGGAGTCACTGGTGCCCTGCTCACCAGCATTGTCAGGGTCTCCGATATCATTTAAGATATCGAGGTCGGTGTCGTTGTCGTCGGCCATCTGCGTCTCCTATGCGGCTTCGTTCGGAACCGGATTCTCGATTTGTCCTTCTTCACCACCGGCAGGCTGCTCTGCTGCCATCTGTTGCTGCTGCATCATCTGCATCTGGATGATGTTGTTGTGCTCCATGTAGTGTGCGCGCACGTTCATCCATGCTGCAGGATTGTTCTCCTTCGTGTCCATGCCGACTGGTGACTTCAGCCAAGAGAGGCAGATTTCAGCCTCAATCTCGTGTCGGTCAACGTCCTGGTCAACAGGCACTGAAGACTGGAATTGCTCCTGACCAGTCATCGGATCGAAACCCATCATCGTGGGCTGACCCTGAATGAGCTGGGCAATCTCTATGAGCTGCTTGTTCCGGTCGTCGTCTCCGGGGATGTAGAGGTCTTCCATCCCGATGAGTTCGGCGATGAACGAGGTGTTCTCTGGATGCATGAAAATCTGACCCATCTGAGGGTCTTGCATCTGGATGAGTTGCAGTAGCACGTCGCGCTTTTGCGCCCAGGAAATCGGGAAGGCCTCGGAAGTCTCTGGCTCGATTTCACCAACCTTACCCTGCAACTCCGCCTTACGAATCCACGTGTTGATGAAGCTTTGTCCTTGTTCTTTGACGAATTTCTCATCCTGCACCATGTTCTTGGCGAAGGACCTGACGGACTTGCTCATGACCTGCGCCCACCAGACCTTGAGGACCGTCCACGTCCCGCTGAGTCTCTGCAGTGCTTGCGCGCGCGACAGCTCATATTCTCGTGCAGTTCCGCTACCACCTTCTATAGCGCCACCATAGATAGTAGGAAACGTCCCAACAACAAATTGAGCCGAAGAATCCAGACGGTCAGCGAACATCTCCACTTCCTGAGACAGAGACGCAGCTTTGATGTCGTGAAAGCCTGCGGATAGATTCTGGCCAGAAGGAGCCTTCGCTTGATTAACCATGCCCGGTCTTGCTTCCGACTTAGAGTAGTTCTCGAAGTCCAAAACAGCCGGGTCAGCAAATGTCTCTGGGATTCCGAATTCGATAGTCTCAAGGGTGATGTTCGAAAGCTCGTTGGTCATGTCCTGAATCGGGACAAGACTCTGACCTTCGGGCTCTGCGTGAATATGCTCGGAGAACGGCGACATGGTGGCCGTCCAGTGGTCATCAAGCACGTCGGGGAGAACTTCGACTACCAGATCATTGTTAACGATGACTACGTAGCAGCCCTCAGGATATTCCTTCTTGAGGCGAATTACGATTTCATCTTTGGTATCACCCCAGTAGTTGAACGCCCAAGGCCGAATCCACATGCGAGAGACGGTGCAGACGTTGTCCTGCCACTCTCCAGCATATCGACGGTCGTTGCGCGCCCACCGCTCGATTTCATCAGAGTCGTAGCTCGCCTTGATCAAATGGGCAAACTCTGGATACGTCTCTTGGATGAGTCCTACTGGCTCCTCTGTTACGAAACGGAGATAGGGGGCCTCATCCAGCTTGGAGATGTAGTGCGGCACCTCTACGTGCAGAGGACCAAACACACGAAGAATCTCTCGAGACTTGGGCCGGTCGTTGTAACCGACAATGGTATCGAAGGTTTCTTCCTGGTCTTGAATCTCTGGAGGAGCGACTACACCACAGTTGGGGCACTGCTGTGGCATCTGCTGTGCAGGGATAGCTGGGTCGACAGCGGGTTCCTCACCTGACGGAGTGCCGCACGCTGGACAGAAGTAGCTACGATTGACGAGTGTTTCCTGACCGGGAATCGGTTCCTTAAAACTGCCAAACTCCTTCTTGGTCTTGAGCTCGTTGTAGCAGAAGACTACTCCTGTATTAAAGAGGAGATATAGCGCACGAAGGAAGAGAATTTCCGACTGATTGTGCCTTTGGATGAGTTCGGCAATCTTCGAGTAGGCTTTCGCCGTCTGGACGTCGCTGGCGTTATCCGCATCGTCAGGGAAGAATCTGACATAAGGAATGCCAGCAGCAATCGCCGAAATCCACGCCTGTCCGTGGGCCTTGTAGATATTGACAACCTTTGCGATAGCTTGGACATCGGTGTCGCCTTGTGGGTCTTCGAACGCGACGGCTGTCCGGTCCTGATAGTCTCGGTAATCGCGCGCGACGGCATCCCAATAGATGTATTGCAAGTTGTTCCAGTAGCACTCCAGCTTCTTCAGCCTTTTGACATATGCCTCACGAACGCTCCGCTCAGGAATACAGAGGGCGTCCTTGATACGGAGCAATGCATCCGTCACCTCTTTCGGGTAGATATCTTCCGGGTCAATCTCCTCCTCTAAGTCATCCACGATTTCATCGGGATTCTCAGGAAGCGGAGCGAGAGCATCCGGGTCGAGCAGATCCTCAGGGAGCAGCTCGGGGTCTACCGCCGTTTGGTCGATGGGAGGATACATGTTAAGGCTTCACGTAGGTATCGTAGTATCGCTGGAGATGCTGAGGCATCCCTTGAATGCTCTGCATGAAGTTACGAGTCGCCGTGTCTTTGTCTGCCTGACTGCTTCTCATGAGAGGCTCTAACGTCCGTCGCCAATCCGCCTCTGGAATCGACAGTCCAAGCTGAGCCATGCGTTGATACGTGTCCGGGTCTACGAGGCCGGCAAGTTTGCCTCCCTTTGCAATCTCACCGTATGGGTCGTAAGGAGAGTAGATACTCTCAGGCGGCATTAAGTGACCCTGGAATCCAAATCTATCGAGTGCTCCGTATCCTTTATCAACGCCTACCATCTTCCTTGCTGCCGGATCTACCATGAACTGTCCGGTGTGTCTATCTGTGACGGCACCGAAAATGTCACGGGCTTGCTCAGCAGCTAGCTGGTTAGCGATTTCTGGGTTTTTGATGTGGCTCAAATCTCCGTAAGGCCATCTCTCAAATGAGGATGGTAAAAATTGCTGAAAAGTTCCACCGCCCTCGATTCTGTGAGCTACTGGAGTATCCCCCTGCAGCAATTCCATAACCTTGGTTTGGGCTTCCTCTCTAGCACTATGACTTGCTGGTTCTGCAGGTCTGCCAAGAGTGCCGTAGTCATCACGACTCAACACACCACCCTTTTCCAACCATCTACCTGTTGGACCCTCGGCTACGCTTTTTGGGTTGATTCCGGTCAAGGAGAATCTACCGTAGTCGATTAGTGGACCACCAGCAATTTCTTCTCTTGTCTTATGAGTTCCTCCGGTTGGGAGGGGAGTCTCGACCTTAGCTAAACCAGGGAACGAGCCACGCCTCGGCGGTGCCTTGCTGTTACCAAAGATAGCCATCCGCCGCGCCATCTCGTCGGTGATATCTTCTTCAGGAGCCTTCAAGTCTGCGAGGTCAGAAAGACCCTCCATTTCAGCCTGAGCAGCAGGGTCAGTAAACCTGTCTAGAAAGTTACCGATAAGCTTCTCGTCACCAGATTGCTCTGCCAGCTTCATTACACGTTCGAGTTCCGGAGTATCAATGTTAAGCCGTCGATTGGCTATGTCACCAAACTTCAGAATGTCACGCCTGAATCCACTGGTTGGGAGGATACCGGCAATGCTCGTAAGACCCTTGGCACCAAGTGCAGCTTTGCCAGCAAGTAGGCCAGCCTTTATCTCCTCTACAGGGAGAGAAGATGCGATACTTCCCATCACCCGTGCAGGAGACTTGCCCTTGGTCCAATTCTTGACGGTGTTGACACCCCAGTCGACAGGGTCTTCACCACGAGACTCTAATCCAGAACCAAGAAGGCCGAAAATCGGGTCATCTTCAGCAGCGCCTTGCTTGAACTCCCGAACTCTCTGGGTTACAGGGTCCACGTCCATTTTGAACTCTGGACTCTGCTTGAAATTGAACTCGGGGGCCTCCCAGCGTTGCTTTTTACGCTTAGCAGCATTGCCAAGGAGGGTTTCTAGCTCGACTCCTTGCGTTGCAAAGTCAAATGGCTCTGCCTCGACGTTGAATGGACGGGTAGCTTCGTAAGGATTTGTGGTCCTCATCGTGAAGCTGCCTTCGCTACCCCGTCTTGGAGCCATCTACCTTTTCCGCTTCCTCGACACGCTTTTTCCAGAGCTCACGCGCTTCTTGAGCACTCGCGTGTTCGAGCGTTGCTTGCTTTCTGGACCACGGTATCCGAGACTTTCGGATATTTCCTTCAAAACCCGGTCTAATAGGTTGAGGAGTTGGTCGAGTCTCTCTTTTCTCTCGCTCTGCATCTAACAATCCACGCAAATACTCGATTTCCTCGCTTTGGAGCGAGATTGTTTGACGTAAAGCCCCGCAAACCTCACACGACATTGTTCGCCGTGTGAACAAATCATCGAAGAAGCCCACGAAACCTCCGGTGCCGCTGAACCGACATGGTCGGCTTGTGTTTGGACTCCAAAACCTCCATTTGACGGTGGAGGCGAGTCCAATCTTGAGTCTCTGCGAAGGTCTGAATGACCTTTCCGAGCGTTTGCATTCGCTGGTCTCGACTCCAGACGAGCCTGATATACTGATCAACTTCTTTAATCAGATACCGGCCACCGTCATAGGAGTCATCACCCTGGAATTCGGCTACATCCTCGACAACTTCGCCCTCTTTGTTGTCGTAAATGCAGATCGGGATGGTCTTAATGAACTCCTTACAAGTGTTAAAGACCTGCAATCTCGGGAGATTCGTCTCTAAAGGTTCCGGAACGAAGGCCTCTTGGTATTTCGCGTAGGCCATTGCACCGAAGTTCCTGTAGATGTATCCTGCGCGCTCCTCCGAGTAGCCCTCTGCAGGGATATACTTCGGTGGTTTCGGTTCCCATCGGAGGAAAGAGTGCATCAGCATCTTCCCACCGAGTCTATCGTTGTCAGCTTGAGCAGGACGGAAGCCAGAGGCCTTCGTGAACTGCTCGGCTATAGTCTCTTTGTCTCCCCGCTTGGCCCAGGCGCTTGGGTCCAAGACGACAGAGTGTATCTCATGCCGCTCATTTTGCGAAAGCCGGGCAACGTCCGCCCCCCATGTCTCGATGTTCTGCTTGTCCTTAGCATATTCCCGATAGAGGAATACCCGCGCATCAGGCGAGACAGCAGCCCAACCAGCCCACGTCTTAGCAGTGTAGCCCCAGTCAATCGCGAGTATCCGTGGCCACCATTCCGGGACCTCGAACGGCTCGATGACGTGGCAAGCGTGCTGAGGCTCTCCGGCCCTGTGAAAGTCTCGCCACTCGGCAAAGACTTGTCCGGAGAACACATACCAGTCGCCGTCTTTCTTGGCGCGGCGTTCGGCCTCGGGAAGGATTTCGAGGCGCCAAGCGTATCCGGGGTCGGCCTCGTTGAGGTATGGGTTGTCGTCGAGCTTCGCCGGGATGTAGATGCGAGTAGTTCTTGAAGAGCGGTCATGAATGATTTTGAAACCTTGTCGCGCCGGGTCGACGAATCTTTCTCGGACCCAGACGTGGCCTTGGTTTCCTGGGTTGCTTGCACTCCTGACGACTGGTGGGAGGTCAGGTTCGGAACTGCGTACACGAGAAGTGACGAAGGAATAGACGAACCACTTGAACGATGTGAGCTCGTCGAACGCCGCGTAGTGGTATTCCGTCGTGTCATGGCGTCGTGCGTGCTTCTCTTTTTCGAGGTAGCTCGCCCGGATAATAGCCCCTGAAGGCCACTTCCAAAAGTGCTTGGCTTCGTTAAACGTTGCGCCGGTTAGCTTGTAGAACCTGTCGGCACGCGGAATGATGCTTTCCTCTAATTGCGGGAAAGTCTCGCGAAAGATGATACCGTGAAACTTCGGATGAAGATGCCAGCCGCGTAAAATCGGAAGCATGATGAGCAGCTCGGATTTGCCACCTCCGGCTGCTCCACCATATAATGCTTCGAAGATCGAATCTGGAATCTCGAGAAACTTCTGTTGCTTCTCGTGTGGCTTCCAGATTCGAGTGAAGTTGTCGACGACCTGTATGGCCACGGGCCTACTTGAAATCGTCGAATCCGTCGTGAGGCTTGCTCGGTGTGGTCACTCCGGCCTGACCCGAGTCGCCCTGCTTGTTGTCCTTGTGCCCACCCTGACCAGCGGGTCGGCCAGGTCCGGGTTCGCCCTGACCGGTGATGCCTGCTCCGGTGTGACCCGGAATCGCACTGCCTTGACCCGTGAAGGGCTTGCCACGACCGTGCGTCTCGTCCTCCTGCATGGTCGAACCGACGGTGCCAGTCATCTCGTCCTCGGTCGCATCACCGCGCTCGATGGCCCGACGCTTGGCCTCCTGCCAACCGAACGCCTGTTCCTCGAGGAGTCTGACCTCGTCCTTGTTCGGCTCGGGAATGGTGGTTCCGAGCGCGATTGCAAGCTGACGAGCGAGAACGTATCGCTTGCCGTCGCTGAGGTCGTAGATGATGTCTCCGCCGAACGCCTTGTAGTCGCCACGCTCGCCAGCGACGGTGATGGGGCCACCGTAACCGAGCACCTGACGAGCCTCGTTGATGGTGACTCCCTCACCTTCGAGCGGCTCGGGTGACGCCGCGACGAAGCCCTCCTTGTTGACGCCGTAGAGCTCGATATCGTCACGCTGGTTGACGCGTGGAAGGACGGGCGCGTTGGCCGGTGTCGTCCAGCGTTCCTGATCGGCGCGCTTCCGATTCTCTTCCTCGGCGTGAGAGCGCGCTTCCTGCTCGGATGGCTGACTGTCAGCTTGTGCGCTCCCACGACCAGAAGTTCCCTTCGGGCCGTAGTCGCCTGAGTATTCCTGCACCGCCGTGCCCCCCTTGTCGGAGGTTTCTTTGCCCTTCTTTTCGGCCATTGCTGTCTCCTAGAATCCGCCGCCTCGTGCGGCCATGAGCTGTCGCATCCGGTCTTGAGCGCCGCCGAGGTCAGGCATCGGTCGACCAGCAGGTGCCTGATTCATGACTGGGTTCGGGTTCTGCTGACGCCAAGCGTCACGCATCTGATTGGCTTGGGTCATATCGAATCCACCCGGACCCATTCCGCCACCAGGTCCCGGAGGTGGTCCGATGGAACCCATCTGTCCGGCAGGCCGCTGGAACTGGCCCATGCGAGACTGCGCCGCCTGCATCTGGGCCATCATGTCTGCACGAGGGTCACCGGCTGGACCCATCTGCGGCTTGTCGAAGACTCCTGCAGCACGTTGGACTTGCATCTGCTGAGGATTGAAGCCGCCGCCGAATCTGTCGATGGGGTCACCTCCACCCATCATTGGAGGAGCCATCGGTGCCCCTCCCGCCGGAGGTTGAGGTCTTTGGATAGCACCTCCGAAAGGCATCTGAGGCATCGCCTTTCCAGCCCACCCTCCCGGAGCTGGACGTGGCGCGGCGCTCGGTGGGAGTGGCATCGGGCCGCGAGATGGAAATGCTGGCCTTCCCTGAGAAGGTCCGCCGACGAACGGCTGCAAGTTCAGCTGCGGCGCACCGGGAGAACCGGGAGGAGGTGGCATCCAAGATGGTGCTGCTGCTCGACCACCTCCCGCGCCGCCCGAGATCGGACCCTGCATCTGAGGCTTGACACTTCCCATCCCCATTGGTGGTTTCTTGGTTCCGGGCTTCATCTTCATGTGACTAACCTCAGATGCAGAGTTTCCGACCACGCAAGCGACCTCGTCGAACTACTTCTTGGACGGAGAGTCCTTCGACGGCTGCGTCGGCTGGGTGGAACCGGGTTTCTGTCCCCCGCCACCACCAGGCTGCTGACCGCCGCCTCCGGGCTGCTGCTGTCCGCCACCGCCACCGGGATTCTGTTCAGGCATTGCTCTTGCTCCTTGAGAGGTTAGTGCGCCGCGCTGGGGAATCTCTCGCCGACGAACGTCTACTTGCGCTTCGGCTGTGCGCCAGATCCGGGCAGAGTGTTGTCGGGGCGCGCGCCTGAGCCCGACTCGCCGTCATCCTTGCAGGGCACGAGCACCCAGCCGTAGAGCGGCGAATACTTCAGCTCGAACCGCTGGTCGGGACGAGGAAGCGAGTTGTCGGGCCGTCCACCCTGTCCGCCGGGGAGACCCTGATCAGGCTTCGGCTGCTGACCCGGCAGGCTGTTGTCGACTTCCGGCGGGAAGACGGGGAGATGGACCGGGATGCCGGGAGGCAACTCGTTGTCCGGCAGCGTGTTGTCGGGGTGTCCACCACCCTCGGGTGGCCACGTGGTCGGCGGCTCCGGGAGACCCTGGTCGGGACGTCCACCGCCGCTGCCTGAGCCGGGCAAGCCCTGATCGGGACGCGGTGGCCTCGGAGTGCCCTGACCATATCCGGGGTCGACTGGACGACCGGGAATCCCGTCGAGGATGGTGATGAGTGCGAACTTGGACTTCGGCATCGGTTCCTATCTCCTGTTCTTCGGTTTACGACTTTTCCCCGCCTTCTGCAGGGCTATGGCGACAGCTTGCTTCTGAGGTTTGCCGTGATGCACCTCCGTCCGGATGTTCTGAGAGATGACCTTCTTCGAGCTTCCGGACTTGAGAGGCATCGCTGTTGTCCTTAACGGACTCGTCGAATCTCGATAGCTCGCGGACCCTTCGGAGCCTCGATGCAGAGGAACTCGACTCTATCTCCGATTTCAAGGTCTGCAAACTCGATACCCTGAGACTTTTGCAGTGCTGTGTAGTGGAAGAAATAGTCCTGTCCATCGTTGCCAGCGATGAAGCCGAATCCTTCCTTGAGTTTACGCACGACGCCGGTTTCATTCTGCGCGGCGTTGCGTTGCTCTGCCTGTGGTCCCGATTCAACTTGACGTTCACCGTTACGCATCCTTCGACTCCGTTTCGTTTGACGTTATTGCCCCCTCAAGATACTTCTGCGGGACACGTTCCTCTCCAACAGATACAGCCTCGTAGTCGGATTCTTTCTTGACTTCGGGGCGATACATATGGAAATGAACGGTCTGCTCGGCACTCATCTCCTTCGGGAGCATCTTCTCAGAGATGATTGCGAGTTGTGAGCCGACTTGAGCAAGCTCGCGCGCTTTTTCGATTTTCTTTATCTTCTGGTCATCGAGACATTCGAGGACGGTATTGAGACGCTTGAATGCGAGGTCTCGAATCTTCGTCCGCTGGCCTTCGATGATTGAGATGAGATTGGTATTTGGATTGTCGAGGTCGTTGTGACCCTGCTTGCCATGATCAGACATGAGCCTGATATGGTCCTCATTGACATCGAACAGTCTTGCGGAGTTCGCACGACCGGTCAGCTGGCCTACGATGACAGCATCTGCGGCCTCTTTAGGAGTTAGCTTCGGCTTGGAGACTGCCTTGCGGAGAGCGTTCTGAACGTGCTTGACAACCTCTGGGTCCAGCATTGACGGTGGCTCTGGAGTTTGAGGTTCAATCGGACTCGGAGCATCATCGCCCGACGGGCGAGAGTCCCGGTCTATCCGATTCAGAATGTTGCTATGGGACCCGATACGAATCGAGGCCTCTTCTTCAGAAATCCACATTGCTGCCTTGAGATGAAAATTGACTCCGAGGTCGGAGCTAGTCCCTCGGCCTACCGTGATTATAGCACGTTCTGCAAAAGCTGTCAAGTCGGCCAAAGTTCGCCTGATGAACATTGTTTCGAGCGATGAACATTTTTCCGGGTCCGGTATCGAAGTTCGAGTTATGAGATGGGACCCGCTATATCTGTAGACTAATCTCATATCGACACACTGACTTTACGGTGGCTACCACCCCCCGGAGCGATGTCATGGGACCCGCTGCGACATTATACCCCACCTCGCCCTCGGTGTCAACAACAAAGTAGTCAGCCTCACAAAGCACTCTATCACATAAAGTAGCGGCGATCATACTTTGCGTCATAAAGCAAGTGTAATGTTTACACGCTCGATACTTCCACTTTGTTTGGTAAAGTTGCAAATGAGATGTTGCACCGCGCCCGATCCGTGCTACACTTGTCTTCGTTGGCGGTTGGCAAGCACGCCGCGCCACACACGGGGCCACTAAAGGCCAGAGGATACAGCATCATGGAAAAGGTCACTGTCAAGCTCGAACTTCCGATCGAAGGCAAGCCCGCGTTCGTGTGGGAATACACGAAGGACAAGGCGGAGTCCATCGAGGACACCAAGGCCATTGCCAAGGCGATGGCGAGCGGGGACGAGACCCCGGCCGACTACCTCGTGAAGGCCTTCAACTACGGCCATGACCTGCTTCTCCGCGCGAGCGAGCGGTCGAAGGCCAACAAGGCCTCGCAGGGTCCGGAGAAGGAAATCGCCAAGGCCATCAAGATGATGGTCGAGACGGTTGGCTTCACCGAGGAGGCGGCCCGCGAGATTGTCATCAACCAGCGCAAGGCGGCTGGCAAGCCGGTCTAGCCCGGACGCGGGAGGGGACACCACACCCTCCCGCTTTTCTCGTTTCATGAGGAGTGATAACGAATGGCACAGAAGCATTATGACCGCGACCTCGCCCGCGCCTTCGGAACGGACGACCGCGAACAGTGGACCGAGTCTCAGCGACGCGTAGTGATGCGCATCGAGTGGCTCGAAAAGGTCGCCAAGGAACAGGCGACGAGAATGGCCCGGCTCGAAAAGGCCGCGGCGTCGGCGTGGCTGAGTGAACAGGAGGGGCGATGATCAGAATCGGCTACTCCACTCACCGCGACTGGGACTGCTACTACGACCGTCCCGGCGAAGACCTGCACCACCGCATTGGAATCCACTTCAGGTGGTGGTTCCTTGGGCTGGAGTGGACGACTCACACGCCGGAGGTGCGCGGATGAAGACACTTCTCGGCTACCTAGGCAGCATGGGTCTAGTCCTGACCCTCGGCCCACTGCTGCCAAACTGGTCGCCTCCGGCCATCCTGATACTTTACGCTTTCGCCTTCATGGCGCTCCAAGACAAAACCGAATAGCCTCCCGGCCCCCAGAACATCGGGGGCCTTTTTTCGTCTAGGCAACGCCTAGGAGGTTTATGAATCTTTCGAGGTTTATGAATCCTCAGAGTCTTATGTTCAGCCGGTGAACAAATCGCTTCGCCACATCGGCCTGGGCTGTGCATCTGGCCGGGAATGCTCGACCAGCACATGCGCCACGATACCCCCTGAACATTTTGTGCGCCGCGCTGATCAATTCGGGCAGCGGGATCGGCCTAACCCCCGCGACCGGGAGAAAATTGATCACACGCCATTCTCGCAATGTTCACTCGATGACAACTGGAATCTCCGTGGTATCCCTCTGGTATCGCTCTGGTATTGCTCTGGTATCACTCTGGTATCTCTATGGTATCTTTTATCGGCACAAGTCCTTTATTATCAATGGGTTACGCGATCAGCCCCCTCTCCCCCACCCTCGAAGTCGGGGGTAAGGCGTGTCCAGATTTTATCGAAGCCCGGAGGCATGTCGGCCACTTTTTCCACCTCATCCCTTTTTTTCTTATCTATATATATTTTTATATATAAAATGAAGAATAGAGGTGTAATTTTTTTCGACGAGGGGTAGGCCGAGGGGGGCTGAGGATGGTGGAGGGGGAGAGGGGGTCTCAGCTAAGTCCATACGGGTCAATAACTTACAGCCGATCGAGATACCAGAGACATACCAGGGAGATACCAGAGTCATACCAGAGTCATACCAGACGCATACCCGACAGATCCAGCCCATTTTCATGTCGAACGGCTCCGCCGCCACAGAATCGCTTGACATCTAAATCTAGCTGGCATATAATGGTTTTGCGCCCGCGGCCTGGATGGGCGCTGATGACAAAACAGGCAAAAGGAGAAGCGATGGCAAAGAGACCGGCACCGGAAACGTTGAGACTCTCCCGCAAGACACGAGTGGTCAAGCTCAAGAAGGACCGCTCGAAGACCTACCCCAAGAACCTCACTCCCATGAGCGCCTCGCTCAAGGCTGTTCGAGAAGCTGCTATTCATCTGCAGGGACTCGGATTCACCCACGTTGGTGCTCTCGAAGTCCTCGCAGCCCAGATGCACGAGAATCTCCTTGCATACTCGGCCTACAAGGCCAAGAAGGGTGGTCGGTAATGGCTCGAGATTACGACGACTACCTGGACGAGGACGAAAGCTTCGGACCCGATTACGACTACGACGAGGATGAGATTCAGTTCGCTGATCCGGGCGGCAATTCGGCTTTGCGCGCCGCCTCAGCCTCCAATCCCAGGAACCTGCCCTGCCCGACCTGCGAGATGCCCAATCGCCTGACTCCCGCAGATGTTGCTCGGGGCTATCAGTGCGATGCGTGTGCAGACCAAGCAGAGAGGGGAGGCTACTAATGCTCCGAGCTGCAAGGGAGATTGCGCCAGTCAAGTGTGCAGATTGCGGTTCCAAGCTGGGCACACCGCAGCACGGATTCTACATGAATCGCCAGCGCAACTTCCAGAACAACGGTTGGTTCATCAACTGCACGTGTGGAGTCACCTACGTGTGGTCATGGGATGAGACTGGAAAGAACGGGGGCGTCTGGAAGCGCAGGTCAGAGATGCCTTTGTTCGATGACAAGGCTCGGGTCGATAACTTCGGAAAGAGGGGACAGTAAGATGACACAGAGTGCATACATCGATGTTCGCGGTCCTCACCCGGTCTACGTAAAGGGGATGACGGCTATCCTCCTCGAAGGCCACAAGAGGACCATCTCGGTAGCGACGGCCGAAGACCTCATCGCACACGGCCAGCTGAGGCAGCGGTAGCAAGCTCGACTGGGCGAGCCTAAACAGCCGTTAAGCCCAGTGCGTTCTTCAGGTGTGCAAGTAAAGCCTGAAGAGGTCGGTTTCAAAAGGAGGACAGATGGAAGTGAGACTGAAGATGGGTAGACGATTGGACGATGGCCAGACGATTGGCTACAAGGTCCTCGGGATGCTGCAACAGATTGCACCCGACAAGGAATCTCAAGACGCCTGCACAATGTTGTTCCACAGATACAATGGACCGTGCAAAGAGCAGGACCAGGCGATGGTAGCGGCCCTCTACGATGGGCTGGCGTATGGGAACTGGCCGTGGGTAAAGGTGGGTGGATAGGATGCTCAAGTGTCCACGTTGCGGCAAGTATTTACCAGTCTGCACGTGCAAACGAACCAAGATTGTTCAGTCGCTGAACAAATAGGAGATGTCGGAAATGACACAGAGGTTTTGTGAAGTGTGTAACGACCCGCTGCCCCTCGAATCTGAGGAGTCCATGTGCGAGTCATGCCTCGATGCCGTCGAAGTCGAGGTCGGGTTGATGTCAGAGGCGATTGACGCCGAGGAGAAGAAATGGGAGACACCTGCACAAAGTGCGGAGGCTTCCTCATCGAGCGCAACGCCCGACGAGACAAGCATCGCTCACAAGAGCACGTCAGGGAGCTTCGATGCTCTCGATGCGGTAAGCGATATGGACTCCGGAAACCTGGACTCTCCGACTCCGAGTTCAGAAGTTTCCCCGAGTCCGACCCCAACCGAGAAGCTATCGGAAAACAAGACAGCGAAGACTGAGGCTTGTGAGGCGTGCGGAACGCTTCAAGAGACTCTCAAGCCTTTCAAGCACCAACACGTCAAAGAGCAGATGCTGTTGTGTGATACGTGCCATGCGACAGAAACTGCTCTGGTCGCGCACGCCAACGACCCGATGCAGGGGAAGGTCGTGCATCCTGATGAGGCAGCTCGGGAAGAGCTGATGACGATGGATGACGCAGACCG